TACAGAGATTATTTATAAAGACAAAGTATTTTGCACAGACCAAACGGTTGACCAAGATACGAACGACTATTATTCTGTTAATAGTGGGGAATATGTAAGCGATACAAGCTACGATAACGACTATATTATATTATGAACAACGATTTAAGAATTGTCAATTTAAGCACCTACACAAGCCCTACCGTAAAAGAGGTAAAGGGTCAGGAATTTGTGTCTTATGGGGATGACAACAACTACTTTCAATATCTTATAGATAGATACAACGGAAGCCCAACAAACAACGCTATTATAAATGGTGTTAGTGAGATGATTTACGGTAAGGGATTGGATGCTACTGATTCCAACCGTAAGCCTGATGCTTATGCACAAATGGTGACCTTGTTCAATGCCGACTGCACACGCAAGGTTGTATATGACTTGAAACTTATGGGTCAATGTGCCATTCAGGTTATCTATTCTAAAGATAGAAGCAAGATTGTAAAACTTGAACACATACCCGTAGAAACATTAAGAGCAGAGAAGTGCAACGACAAAGGCGAAATCGAAGCGTACTTTTACCATTACGATTGGTCTAAATACAAGCGTTCTGATGACCTTGTAAGAATCCCTGCGTTTGGTACTTCCAAAGAGGGGTTGGAAATCCTTTATATCAAGCCCTATCGTGCAGGATTCAAGTATTATTCCCCTGTTGACTATCAAGGTGGCACACAATACGCTGAACTTGAAGAAGAAATAAGCAACTACCACTTAAACAACATAATGAATGGTCTTGCGCCATCTATGCTTATCAACTTTAACAACGGTACGCCTGACCCTGAACAAAGGGAAATAATAGAAAGACGTATCTATGAGAAGTTTAGTGGGTCAAGCAATGCAGGTAAGTTTATCCTTGCGTTTAACGACAATGCAGAAACAGCTGCCGACATACAGCCTATTCAGCTTTCCGATGCACACAATCAGTATCAGTTTTTAAGCGATGAGAGCGCACGTAAGATACTCGTTTCCCACAGGGTAGTAAGTCCTATGCTTTTAGGAATTAAAGACAACACAGGGCTTGGAAACAACGCAGATGAGTTGAAAACCGCAACTATCCTTATGGACAATACGGTTATCAGACCATTTCAACGTTTGCTAATAGAAAACTTTGATAAGATACTATCGTATAATGGTATTGCGCTCAACTTGTATTTCAAGACCTTACAGCCTTTAGAATTTACCGACCTTGACAACGTAGAGGATTCCGAAACACGTGAGGAAGAAACAGGGGTTAAAATGAGCAAAGAGGAATTGACTGATGAAGAGTTTGACATTATCCTTGATGAACTACGTGGGGAAACAATATCAAATCGTTGGGAAATCGTTGATGTAAGGGAGTTCAAAGAAGACAATGAAAGCGACATTGAGGAGTGGGCTAATAGCCTTATAGAATCTAAAGAGGAAAAGTTAGAGAAAAAATCCATTGATTCTAAAAAGAGCGGGTTTAGTTATTTAGACAAATCCCTTTACAAGGTACGTTATAGATACGCAGAAAAGTATTCATCGGGTAAGTCAAGACAATTCTGTCGCATAATGATGAACAGAAGCGGTCGCAATGTGGTTTATCGTATTGAGGACATAGACAAGGCGAGTAACGCAGGGGTAAACAAAAAGTTTGGACACAAGGGTAAGGCTTATGATTTATTCCGATACAAAGGCGGTGTGAATTGTGGACACGTATGGGAGGAAGTCCTATATAGGCTAAAGTCTAAAACAATGAAAAAAGTAATACAAAACTATGATGAAGTTGATAGCATTCCTAAATCTTATGCACCTACACCACGAGGGTACAAGGATGCAAAGAAAGCACCAAAGGATATGCCTAACAACGGACACCACCCAAATTACGGTAAATAATGGCAACAGCACTATTCATATCACGAACAGATTTAGTTAAGAACAGCATCATTGACGGGAATGTTGATACGGATAAGTTTATTCAGTTTATCAAGATTGCCCAACAAATACAAATTCAAAACTATTTAGGAACTGACTTATACAACAAGATAAGCGCAGACATTATAGCAGGTACGCTATCAGGGGATTATTTAGACCTTGTTAATGATTATGTACAACCGATGCTTATATGGTTCGCCCAAGTTGAGTATCTTCCTTACGCTGCATATCAGGTAAAGAATGGTGGCGTGTTTAAACATACATCAGAGAATAGCGAAAGCGTAAGCAAATCAGAACTTGATTATCTTGTACAGAAAGCGAGAAACACAGCGGAGTATTACACAAAGAGGTTTATTGATTATATGACCTTTAACAACAACTTATTCCCTGAATATAACTCAAACTCTGATTCGGATGTTTATCCCGACAACGATGCAACATTTAACGGATGGGTGCTTTAGGATATAAGCCAAAGGAAAAAAACATAACAAAGTTAAGAAGATTTTTAACAAGCAATGGCAAGTTTAAACAATCAGAAAATAAAGGACACCTACGAGGGGTTAATAAAAACTAACGACAATGCTGCGATAAGTAGCGAGGTTGAACTCACGGATGGTGCAGGTAACGGCACAGGTGTTAGCGTATCTAATGATGGGCGTGTTGTTGCTTCGGGTACAGTTTCCTTTGGTTCTTTAAAAGACACAGGCGAGGATATTACAATCACAAAGTTTGTAGATGAAGCTGATGGTATTGCAAATAACGATAATGACACTTCTATTCCTACAACTGCTGCTGTTAAGGACTATGTAGATAGCACCGAACTTAATTCTGTAACAAGCGTAAATACACAGACAGGCGATGTTGTATTGGACACCGATAACATTGATGAGGGTTCAAGCAATCTATATTATACAGAGGCACGTGTGAGTGCAAACACAAGTGTAGCTGCTAACACCCTAAAGAACTCCTACCCAAGTGCAGATGCAACGAAACTATCGGGGATTGAAAGTGGTGCGGACGTTACCGACACGGACAATGTTACAACCGCTTTAAATAGTATATCAATACAACAACATTCTGATGTTTCAGATGCTACACCACAAAACAATCAAGTTTTACAATACAGCACTACAACAAGTCAATTTGAACTCACTACATTAACATCCACAGCACCTGTTGATAGTGTGAATGGTCAAACAGGCGAAGTTGTACTCGATACGGATGATGTTTCGGAGGGTAGCACTAATTTGTATTACACAGAGGCAAGGGTTTCTGCCAACACGGATGTTACCGCTAACACAGCTAAAAACAGCTACCCAACAGCCGATGCGACTAAACTCGCAGGGATAGAGGCAAGTGCTGATGTAACAGACGCAACCAATGTAGCTGCCGCAGGTGCTTTAATGAGTGGTACTGCCGTTATAAGCGATTTAAATGATGTAGCAAGTACAACCCCCACAGACGGACAAGTGCTTACTTACGACACAACAAATGGTTGGCAACCTGAAACACCAAGCGCAGGTGGTGCTGTTGATAGTGTAAATGGACAGACAGGTACTGTTGTGCTTGATGCCGATGACATTGATGACACGGCAACCACACATAAATTCACTACTGCTGCTGATATTAGTAAATTATCGGGCATAGAGGCAGGCGCAGAAGTGAACCCAACATCAACAGACGGACTTACAGAGGGAAGTACAAACTTATATTACACGGAAGCAAGAGTTGCGGCTAATAGTGCCGTAGCAGCTAATACAGCTAAAGTCGGAATTACCACTCAACAAGCGGCAGATATAGTCACCAATAATGCTAAAGTAGGCATAACAACTCAACAAGCAGCTGACATAACCACAAACAATGCAAAGGTCGGTATAACAACAGACCAAGCAAACGCTATTGTAGCAAACACAGCTAAAGTGGGTATAACAACAGCGCAAGCGGATGCGATTGTAGCTAATACTGCCAAAAACTCTTATCCTACTGCTGATGCTACCAAACTTGCAGGAATCGAAGCAGGTGCGCAGGTAAATCCCACATCAACCGATGGTTTAAGCGAGGGTACAACTAATCTTTACTACACAGAGGCGAGAGTGTCTGCAAATACAGATGTGGCGGCAAATACCGCAAAGAACAGCTATCCGAGTGCAGACGCTACAAAAGTAGGGTTTATAAGCGTTACACAGGCTGTTGACCTTGATACTATCGAGAGTGATGTTGCCACGAACAATGCTAAAAATAGTTATCCGAGTGCTGATGCTACAAAGGTAGGACATATAACAGTAACTCAAGCTGTTGATTTAGACGCAATAGAAAGTGATGTGGCAACGAATAACGCCAAAGTGGGTATAACAGCCCAACAGGCGAGCGATATAACCGCTAACAACGCTAAAATAAGTTTTGATTCAGCTTCATCCACTAAATTAGCAGGTATTGAAGCAGGCGCACAAGTAAACACAGTAGATAGCGTTAACACCCAAACAGGTGCGATTGTATTGGATGCTGATGATATAGATGATACTTCGACTACAAACAAGTGGTCAACTGCTGCGGAAAAAACAAAATTGGGTTATATTAGCGTTACCCAAGCGGTAGATTTAGATTCTATCGAACAGAAACAAAATAGTCAATTCAAG